GTGGCGGCGGCTAAGGAGGTGGCAGCACAGGCGCAGGATGCGTCTGATACGCTGGGCACGTTCCTTAACCTTCTCAGCAACCCTAGTTTTGTCGTCATGGTTGTGGTGGTTGGCCTAGCAGGCGCCATCTGGTACTGGCGCAAGAAGCACCTGGAGGAGCACGGTGTTTAGCTTTCTCCTTTCCCCCATGGGCAGATACATCATCCTTGGCGTCTCCATCGTCATGATCGCGCTCGGCATTTACGGCAAGATCCGCGCTGATGCCATTGCTCAGGTCCAAGCCCAGGCTACTTCCGATGCTCTGAGGAGAACACAAGATGCGATTCGTGCTGGCGACGCTGTTGATACTTCCCCTAGCGGGCTGCTCAAGTCTGACGGGCACCGTCGAGACTAACAAGTCGGTCTGCGGGGTCTGGCGGAACGTCTCTTGGTCATCGAAGGATACGCCTCAGACGATTGTCGAGGTGAAGGTCAATAACGCTCGTCGAGATGGATGGTGTCACGGCTCGAAATAAATGCTAGGATAGAGCATGGTTCAGACGACGACGTTCACCACCCTTCAGCAGGACATCCGGCGCTACCTTGAGCGCGGGTTTACGCTTGCTTCTGACCAGCTCGTCTACGAGCAGATCCCCAGGCTGATCAACCTGGCGGAACGCCGCATTGCGCGTGAGCTCAAAGTTCAGGGCCTGATCAACGTCATCACCAGCACGATGGTGCCTGGCCTTGCCGTCTACCCCAAGCCAGACCGCTGGCGCACGACCGTTTCCTTCAACTTCGGCACGGGCGATCAGGGCAACGAATACAACCAGCTCTTCCCCCGCAGTTACGAGTACATCCGCAGCTATTGGCCTGACCGGACGCAGACCGAGGCCCCTCAGTTCTACGCTGACTACGATTACAACAACTGGATCGTGGCGCCGACGCCTGACGCTGCCTACCCCTTTGAGGTTCTGGTCTATCAGCTCCTGCCGCTCCTCGACGATGCGTCCCAGACCAACTGGCTGACGGAATACGCACCGCAGGTGCTTCTCTACGCCTCGCTTCTTGAGGCAACGCCATTCCTGAAGAATGACGAGCGGATCCCAATCTGGCAGCAGATGTATGATCGCTCAGCCCAGGCTCTCAATGGAGAAGACCTGTCCAAGATCCTTGATCGTTCCGCCCGCCGGACGGAGGCATAAATGACCACCTACACAGAAGTCTTCGGCGGCACGAACATCTACCCTGCGGACGTGTCTTACCTCGCCTACAATCTGACGGTTGATGTAACGCTCGGGTGGCCGGTCGAGACCAACGCCCCCAATGCGGCGGCTGACTACATTGCAGCCCGCATCATGGATGTGAACTGCACGGTGGCAAGCAAGAAGGTTTACCTTCCCGCTGCAAATCAGGCTTCGGTCGGCGAGGTTTTCCTGTTCCGAAACACCGGGACCACGCTCTTCACTGTAGTCACCAGCACGGGGGTCGTCGTCGCCAATGTTGGCGCAAGCCAGCTTTGGCAGGTCTACATGACCTCCAACACCACCGCATCAGGCGTTTGGGCCGCCTATCAGTTTGGCTCCGCTGTATCGACCGCTGACGCCGCCACCCTTGCTGGAGCCGGTCTGAAGGCGATCACGACGACACTAAATCAGGCGATTACTGTCACGACTTTGAACAGTGCTTACACGCTCGGGGCCGCTGAGCGCGCCAGGTTCATCAACTGGACAGGCGCATCGAGCACCATCGCCCTCACGGCTGCCGCCACGCTCGGCCAAGATTGGTTCTGCTACATCCGCAACAGCGGATCCAGCAACATCACGATTGACCCCGCGCTGGTCGAACTGATCAATGGCGCCTCTACCCTGACCCTGTCGCCCGGCAACTCCTTCATGGTGATCTGCGACGGCACCGGGTTCTACACCGTCGGCCTGTCGCAGGCGGCCACGTCGTCCTTCGATTACCTGTCGATTGATGTCGCTGGCACCGGCAACTACACGCTCTCAACCTTCCAGCTCAACCGCGTTTCCTACAATCTGTTCGGCGCGTTGACCGGCAACAGGTCGATCATTGTTCCTACTACGGTGCAGCAGTATTGGATCACGAACGCCACGACTGGCGCCTTCACGCTCACGGTGAAGACGGCGGCGGGAACTGGCATCGTGGTGCCTGCGGGGCAGGCTTATATCCTCTACTGCAATGGCACGAACGTGGTGCAGGGCCAGACAAGTTCCGGCGTCACGACCCCGATATCCATCGCTGACGGCGGCACTGGTGCAACAACTGCCTCCGGCGCCCGCATCAATCTGGGTGGGACATCAACCGGCATCGCGGTGTTCACCTCGGCGAGCGCAGCTGCTGCAAGGACAGCCATCGGTGCGGTTTCTGCTGACGAGGCAACGGCGATTGCTATCCAGTACGCGGTGGCGCTCGGCTAATGGCGATTCAACCCTACACCATCAAATCACTGCCAGGCATCAAGCGCGATGGGACGAAGCTTGAGAACGGCTTCTATGTGGATGGCCAGTGGTGCAGGTTCCAGCGCGGCCTGCCTCGCAAGATGTTCGGCTACAGGCGCCTGAGCAATCAGATGCCCGAGGTATCTCGAGGCCTCAACGGCTACAATCAGGACGGCACGCTTCATCTAATGTCTGGTGGCCAGAGCTACCTGACGCAGTTTGAGATCAACACCGCTGGCAATGTCACTGGAATCTTCAACCGCACGCCTTCCGCTCTCACACCCAACGCCAACAACCTCTGGACATTCGACGTGAGCTTTGACTCGGTCGGCGTTACGGCGGGCGCTTACATCTTCGCGCACCCTGGCCAGAACCTCACCCAGATCGACAGCACGGCCACCTCCCCCCTCTATTGGGGCTTGGTGAATGGCACAGGCTTGCTTACGACGAACACTGCGCCTGCCGTATCAGGTGGCGTTGTTAGCCTGTATCCCTACGTCTTCGTCTATGGCTCTGACGGCTATGTAGCATGGTCTGTGGCCAACAATCCAAATGATTGGGCTGCTTCGGGCTCAGGTGAAGCCTACATCACGTCGCAGAAGATCGTGGCCGCCCTACCCCTCCGAGCTGGGCCAGGCAACGCGCCTGCGGGCCTGTTCTGGTCTTTGGACAGTTTGATTCGCTGCACTTTTGTTGGCGGCGCCACTGTCTTTCAGTTTGACATTTTGACGGCGCAATCGTCGATCTTGTCTTCTCAGTCCCCGATTGAGTACGACGGCATCTTCTATTGGGTCGGCGTTGATCGCTTCCTGATGTTCAACGGTGTCGTGCGCGAGATCCCGAATCAGTTGAATCAGAACTGGTTCTTCGACAACCTCAATTATGCGCAGCGCCAGAAGGTGTATGCCTACAAAGTGCCTCGCTTTGGTGAGATATGGTGGTGCTACCCGCGTGGCGATGCAACTGAATGCACCCATGCCGTCATTTACAATGTGCGCGAGAACACCTGGTACGACACAGAGTTGCCGAACTCTGGACGCTCCGCAGCCAAGTTTGTGACCGTGTACCAGTATCCAATTACGGCGGGGATTGACGCCACGGATGGGTTCTACAAGCTTTGGCAAATGGAATACGGCCTTGATGAGATCGACGGCACGCAAGTGAGTTCGATTGAATCATACTTCCAAACGGCTGACATTTCGCTTGTGGCTGATCCTAATGGGCCACGGAATCGCTCTTTGCGTTGCGCCATGATTGAGCCTGACTTCATTCAGAGCGGCGACATGACCTGTGCTATAACTGGGCGCGCGAACGCTCGCTCACCTGAAACAAGCAGCGAGGTCAAAGTATTTCCTGATCAGGCTACGACGCCCGAAGAGCAGGTGATTTTCTTCAAGGAAACCCGGCGCGAAATGCGATTCCTTTTCGGCTCAAATGTGGTCGGCGGAAATTACCAAATGGGGCAGTGCATCGCCCACATTGAGGCCAGCGACGGCACGGTGTTGGGATGATAGATCCCCGCAACATGACGGTTACTGACTGGACCGACTCAATGGTGTATAGTCTGGAAAAGTATGGGACTATCGGGCGTCTTGATGACCCTGAGAAATGGCAAACGTGGGCGCTTGGTGTGGTTTCATTCTTCACCGTCGGCGCGCAGAACCCGCCAAATCCGATGGAATACAATGACTGGCAAGAGTGGGCTTTCGCCTTCACCCGCGCTGTAACCTTACCTGGTGGCTGAAATGACGATCAACTACCC